TTTGGAGCCTTTACTAAATAAATTATTTATTTTATTAATAATTCAATACACAATAGTCTGGTTGAACTGTTACTTGAATATTTACTGCTGTTCCATCATCATCCCAACTATAATCCCCAAAATTTGCTTCAGTAACAAGAGCCCCTATAATTTTCCATTCTGAAACTACATCTCCTACAGGTCCTAAAACTTTAAAAGTAAGATCTTTTTTATAAAAATCTGAATAGCCATCTCTACCTGTTACGGATTCATGGCCCAAACGTACCCATTCCATAACAGATTGGGCTCCTGAAGGGGTTATGGCTTCATACATAGTAAATTGGATAGTATTCCAAATAGTTTTTCCTTTTACATATCTTTGAACATTTATGTGATTAAGAGGAACTGCAGAATTAGTAAGTGAAACGGCTCCTACCCCTTTTATAAGATATGAAGGAATACCATCAACTTCCATAATAAAACGGTTTGATTGTTTTGGTTCAAACGCAGTATAAAAAATATCGTTAAAATCTAAAATTGGCATTTTATTTTATTTTTAGGGTTTTGTTTATAAATATTAAATTTTTAATTTTTTTATCCAGGAAATTCAGCTCCTGTTGGCAGTAAAACAAAATCTAAAGAAATAAATTCAGCAGTACGAGTTGGTTGAACATAAATTTGGCCTATTAATTGGTTTTGGTCAATTATTGCGGGGGTGTTGTTTGAGTCATCCATTATTACTTTAAAAGAATATAATCCTTTCTTTTGTTGGATTCCCGTTAAATAAGGATTTACTTTATTTAAAAAAGAATTTCTTGTAACTGTAGTATTTTGTTGGAATACTATAGTATCAGCAACTTGACGAATATAATTTTTTAATTCAATTATTAACCTGCGCACATTTACACGATCTAAAGCTGAGTCAGCTTTTTGTAATGTTTTTTGTCCAAATACAGATACTCCAGTTCTTGGGAATGTAGCAATTGGATTGATGTTATTTGAATACAAATCATCTCTATTAGCTTGTGATAATTTTACTTTAGCTCTAATAACAGTAGATAATCCACCTCTGTTAATACCTGCTGGTGCAAACCATGGGGCAGATACTTTATCACTATAAGCATATACACCTGGTAGTAAAGTTGATGCAGGTACAAATACTTGTTTTCCTGTTCCTGGATCTGTAATTCTAACCCACGGCCAGTAAGTAGCAGCATATGAAGTGTCTCTTGTTTGAGCTTGCGTGATAGCATCTGTTATACCACTGCTATAATCTACTAAATCAACTACATATAAATTATCTCCACGCAATTGTGTATTAGTAACAATTGTTGAAATTGTTGAAGTATAATCAGCATCATATAATCCAGGTGTTGATAAAATATTAAATTGATAATCATCTCTATTAGCCAATAAATTAACCATATCAGTATAATTACCAGCTACTAAACCTTGTGTATTTGTTCCATTAATAGCTTCATAAAAATTAGCACCTGCTTTTACATCTCCTGTAGCACTTCCAAATGAACCTGTTCCATTAACTGGAATAGATGCAGTATATGCTGATACTGGGTTTCCGTTATTATCTAAATAATTTGGTAATGGGCTTACATCTGTAACACGTATATATCTTGATTGATTTGGGAATGAACCTGTAGATGCTTCAATTTGATATGATGTAGAGCTATATTGTAAAACTTGATCACCTATTACTTTAGAAATAAATCTGGTAGAATTTGGATCTAATGAAACATTATTCCAAGTTTCAAGAATTATAGGAGCAACATTTTTATCATTACCTTGTCTAACAATAACATTAAATGTTCCTGAGGATGTGTTAGAGTTAGTAATTTGCCATCTTAAATTATCTCTACTTCCTGATGTTAATGAACCTGATACCTCTGGTGAAGTACTGTTCATTATAATTCCTTCAGATATTGTTTGCAATTTAAATGAAGATGAAGCAACATTTAAATAATTCGAAATTACTGAGCTAGTAGCGGCTGTGTATGAACCTGATACTACACGAGCAACAATTAAAGATGTTCCCCCGTTATTAAAGTAGTTAAAAGCTGAAATTGAGGTAAAATATGAGAATGTATCACTTCCACTTACTAAAACATCACCAAATCTATTTACATAGTCTGCATAAGAAGTAACAAGAGTAGGTAATTCAACAGGTCCTTTTACTGCTGGTCCTATAATAGCGGCACCTGCTTGTACAGGTTGTCCTGTTAAGAATGTGTTATCTATTTCACTTGTAGTTACCCCAGGGGATACGGAAAAATTTGCCATTTTTTATATATTATTTTATTTTATTATAAATATTATTTTTTTATTCAAAAACATGTTTTTTAAAGATTAATTTAAGTATTTCCATATAAACCCATATGCTGTTTTTGAATGTCTTATTAAACAACAACTTATATTACTTCTTTTAAATTGAGGATTAATATTACATGCTTCTTCTATACTTTTATATTGATGTAATATGTTATTTTCTTTATCTAACTGTATGATAGGTTTATATTTTTTATCTAAAAAAGATTGTGGCTGTTTTTTACCTAATTTTCCTTTAGTTATATTTTTACAATGTTCTTTAGAGAATTTTTTACCTAATTTTCCTTTAGATACCATATCACCAAATCCTTCAGGTTTTAATTTACCTTTTGTACTTTCACTAATTTTTTTATTTCTTAATTCAGGATTAGAAAATATTCTTGGTATACCCGTGCTGTTTTTTGATATTTTTTCTAATAAAATTTTATATTTTTCTGCTCCTAATTTATTTATATTCCATCCTGAGTTGAAATCTACTAGGTTATAGAAATTATCTGATAGTAAAGCATTATAATGTTGTATCCAGTAGCTTTCTTGTAGGGTTAATTCCTCATCAGTTTTACAGTATTCTAGGATTTCTTTTTTAAATTTTTCTTTTCCATATATTTTTATATCTTCTTTTAACAAGACTCCAGAACCTAAATATTTAGGATTATTATTAGAATCTTTTCCTATATATCGTTTCCCATTTACTAAATTAGTTGTTAAATATATTACCATATTATTTTATTATAAATATATGGAAAATATAAGATTTCAACATTCTACTTAAAGACTTTAAGAAAATTGGGCTCCTGTTGGTGTAACATTGAATGTTAAATAAATAAATTCAGCTGTTTTTGTAGGTTGTAAATAAATGGCACCCACTAATTGGTTATTATCTATTGTTGTTGGGGTATTATTTGTTTCATCCATTACAACATTAAAACCATACAAACCTTGTCTTTGTTGTACCGAACTTAAATATGGGTTTACTTGAAGTAAAAAGTTATTACGTGTAGAAACTGTATTTTGTTCAAATACTAATGTATCTGCTACTTGAGAAATATAATTTTTAAGCTCAATTAATAATCTTCTAACATTTACACGATCAAGAGCACTTGCTTTTTTCTGTAGTGTTTTTTGTCCAAATACTGTTACTCCTGAATTTGGAAAAGTAGCTATTGGGTTAACATTTGATTGATATAATGTGTCTCTATTTCCTTGAGTTAAATATCTTTCTGCTCGTATAACGTTAGACATTACACCTCTACTAGTACCCGCTGGAGCAAACCATGCCTCGGCTGCATTGTCGTTAAAAGCGTAAACTCCAGGCATTAATGTGGATGCGGGTACCCATATTTGTTGTGCTGTATTTGGATCTATTGTTTGAACCCAAGGCCAATATGCTGCTGCGTATGATGTATTTAAAGCAACTGCGGCTGTTGTAACTGGTATTATATTTGATCCGTATCCTGCAATATCTACTATAGCCATTGAATTACCATTGTTTTGGCAATTTGATATTAATAATGATATAGCCGAAGCATGTGATGGGAAAGTTGAGTTTGAAACTAATCCAGGAACCGTAATTAAATTATATCTATATTCATCTTTATTTGCCAGTAATGAAATAGATTCAATATAATCACTTGCTTGAAGTCCTTGAGTATTAGTATCATTTATATTTTCATAGTAATTACCAGTTCCAGAAGGAATATTTGTTCCGGTTGCTGAATCAAATGACCCACTACTTACAATTGGAATTAATCCTGTGTATTCTGGTTTTGGGTCTCCTGAATTATCAAGGTATGTTGGTGTTGGTGTATTTACTTGTTTAACTCTTACGCATCGTGATTGGTTATTAAAATTTCCATTTAATTGGATATAATATTCACCGTTATCATTTGCTACAGTTTTTGTTTGGTTACCTATTATTCTTTCAATATAATTTGGTGATAAAGGATCTAAAGATAATGGACCCCATGTTTCTACAATTGAGGGTGAGTTAGTTGAATCATTTCCTTGTCTTATCAATAATGAAAAGGTTCCATTTGATGTATTAGGAGCAATTATTTGCCATCTAAAATTATCAGCAGAACCTGAAGGTAAAGTACCATCTGGATTTTGTGTACTGATGCTGTTCATTATTTCACCTTCAGATAGTGTTTCTAGGATAAAAGCTTCTGTGTTAGTTCCACCACTAAAATAAGTTGTTGTACTTCCAGATACAATATAATTAGAATTTCCAGCTAAACCATTTGAACCTGTGTAAGTAAAAGTAATATTTGGTGAAGAATAACTTGAAGAAATATATGGTAAAGAAGCACTATATGGTGCTACAGAACTACTAACTGTAAATACAGCTGATGCTGTAGATACATAATTTGCAACTGTAGATGCAGCAAATGAAGATGTATTTAAATATATTATGGTAGATGTATTAGTTTCATTTGAACCAGTAAAGTAAAATGTAATTCCATTTACCGCAAATGAACTATAACCAACAGAGGCAACACTAGCAGAAATATAAGTTAAATTTAAAGGAACAGAAGCACTAGTAGCAGCAATAGATGTAGGTATAGTTGTTGATTCAGCTGGTGTGAAGGAGCCACTAGCAACTCTAGTTACCAATAATGTATTACCTCCATTAGTAAAATAGTTAGCTACTGAGGTTGATGTAAAATAACTATATGTTTGACTCCCACTTAAAAAAGTAGATCCAAATTTATTTACATAATCACTATATGATGTTACTATAGTAGGAATTCCTACTCTTCCTTTTACGGTTGGACCCACAATAGCAGCACCTGCTTGAATAGGTTGTTGTGTTATAAATGATTGATCATTTTCTATCGCTATTACACCAGGGGACAATAATACTTCTTCTGCCATTGTTTTTTATTTATAAATATTAAATAACCCAATTATATTAACTAGGAAATTGAATTAATTTCTCCAGTAGATGGATTAATTGATACTTTACCATATTTTGTAAATACGGATTGTGTAAAGTCTTGTTCTTTTTGACTTAGCTCAGATAAATATTCTTTTGCTTTTTCTTTTCTACCTTCTAATTGAATTTTAATTAATTCAATTTCACCTAATTCTAGAATTAAAGATTGTGTTTCTTCTTGAATTGTTTTTAAAGTTTGTAATTCTTCTTGATTTAAAACTTTGTTTTCTGTAACTGTTTCCATTTTTATTTGTTTATTTATTTTAGAATGCTGATGATGCGTATGATGCAAACCAATTAGTTCCATCTGATTTACATATTATTTCTTGGTATTGATCTGGTGGTAGGGTTATTGATGCGGATTGGTTAATAAGATCACTATTTTTTCCTTGGACACTTCCCCCACCACTACCTGATGTTCGTATTAAATATATTACTT